TCTTCCTCAAACTGGATCGTACCCTTCAGGGACCCCGTGGCCCCCGCGCGGGATAGGGGATATATATCCGGAATTTCTTTGAACAAAGGAAGGAAAGTCCGTAGTTTGTCACAACCACCGAAGGTCCTCCCAAGGACACCCAACCTATCGACTAGCGCGGGTGGCAGTTCATATTCGCTGGATAACTGCATGCTTGGAAGGGAAGCAGACGGCCACAAATACCCAAACAATTCGTTACACACGAGGACTGTAGCACGTACTATAAGATTTGCTCCGGAACCGTTTGGTCCCGGCTGACGGGAGTACATTTGATTGCGGAGTACGTATGAACTCACCCGCGGAGAGGCCCCATAAACCTCACGTTCGTGTTGCCACTGTATACCGCTGGCGGATTTTACTCCGCAAACAGCGGCATTCGTGGAAGCACCGAGGGCACTAAGCACAGCCAATATATCGACCGACGTATTGACGGAACTGCTCATTAGAGACGCAACATACGCAATACTATCGCCAGCGGACGCATCAGTCAAGTTGATCTTTTTCGGAACCACTTTCTTCGGAGCTCCTGCCTTCGAATCTTCTTGTCCAGAATCTTTCGACGCCCGACCACTCACCGATTTCCCCTCTCCACCGCCGATTGTAGCTTCATCGGCCAATTTTTCCAACACAGGATCACGGATAGTGCACGTACTCAGCTCGCTGAACGAGTACGCCATCGGCACGCCGTAGACAGCCGGTGCATGTAATGTCCCCATTTCGCCAAAGGCGGTCATGGCAACATAGAACGGGGGTACCTGCCCCGTTACTGGCCCCAGATTGGGTTGGAGAGGCTCAAGAGGACCGCTCAAGATGTTAATCATTCTTGCTATAGCTTCATCTAATTGAACGGTCAGGCCTAGCATTTTCGCTATTTCGGCCATTCCCGTAATGATTAGGTGTGGGTTATCGCATACAGCCTCACGCGCTTTTGCCAATTTAGGGTCCAAGCCGGCCCTCCCCTTCACTGACGCCGGCCACGAAGTCCAGAACTGGCAGCCGTGCCAGCGTATCTCCTGTGTTCGTCTGACGTACACATCAGATGTGTGGACTTGCAAGGGCGGATCTACAATTTCAGAAGCTGGCTCATCCCTGAGCACCTCCCACACGACGAAAGCATATATTGCACCCTCGCATAACATGGGAATGTGGGTACGGCCTTCGGCACAGGCAGCGTTAATTCGCTCTAAAAGAGGCCCCTGACCGGCACCCCCAGGCCCGAAAGCCTGGGACGGGTACAAGTCTCGGAGTTTACCAGTAGTATCAGCCATTCTTAACGTGGG